CGCGCTTATAAACAGGCTTATGAGGATGGTGACACGGACGGCGTTGTTGCTGCGCAAGAACAAATTACTCGTGCAGTAAGTCGTTTGGATAAGACGACTCAATTAAAGCCTTTACAAGTAGAAGAAAAAGAGTTACAAATACGTGAAGCATCGCCGCCTGTTGATCAGCGTGCCGAACAATGGCGTAGTGATAACACTTGGTTTGGTAAAAACCGTGCTATGACTGCGTTCGCCCTAGGGTTGCACTCGGAACTGGTCGAAGATAAAGGCGTTGATCCAACTTCTGGTAGGTATTACCAGATCATTGATCAAACGATGAGACAGAAATTCCCCGAACATTTCGGGAGCGACGAAGAACCGGCTTACGAGGAAGAACCTCCGCGCCGTGCAACAAAACCGTCTACGGTGGTAGCCCCGGCTTCCCGTAGTACACCGCCTAACCGCATTCGGTTAAAGGCATCCGAGGCAGCGATTGCTCGCAGGCTTGGGGTTCCTTTGGAAGAATATGCGAAACAGGTTGCTCAACTGAAAAGAGGTGAATAATGGAACAGTCAGTTAAACAAACGCGCGCCCCTCGTGAGGCTGAAACCCGCACAGTAGCGCAACGTCCCCAAGCTTGGCGTCCACCAGAAACGCTACCTACCCCTGACCCACGTCCGGGATGGTCACATCGGTGGGTCCGTTTAAGTACTTTGGGCACGGCTGATCCAAGTAACATTTCTTCTAAGTTACGCGAAGGTTATGAACCCTGCAAAGCAGACGAATACCCTGAGCTTATGATGCACGCTACCACTGAAGGTCGCTTTATTGGCAACATTGAGGTGGGCGGATTGTTGCTCTGTCGTATTCCTGATGAGTTCTTGGAACAGCGCGCGGCATACTACGCCAAGCAAAACCAAGCTCAAATGGACTCGGTAGACAATAACTTTTTACGTGAAAGTGATCCTCGGATGCCTCTTTTCTCTGACAAGAAGTCCAAGGTCACATTTGGTTCTGGTTCTTAAATTTTAGGAGTCCTTAAATGGCAACTACCGCTTCTCCCTACGGTCTAAAACCCGTCAAGCGCGTTGATGGCATGCCTTACGCTGGTGCGACAGAGCAATTTCTGATCGACCCCGCTGGTGAAGCCACCAACATTTTTAACGGTCAAGTCGTGATTATCGGCGCTGATGGCTACATTGCTATCTCCACCGCTACTGGCGCAGACATTACCACTAACAACCTCGGCGGCAACGGTGTGGGCGCTATTGGTGTTTTCGTTGGCTGCGAGTATGTAAATGCTCAAGGTCAAGTGATTAACAGCCAATACTACCCTTCAGGTACTACTGGTGTGGTTAAGGCTTATGTCGTGACCGATCCTAACGTAACCTTCCAAGCACAGCTTGACGGTTCTGGCGCACAAACAGTTTTGGGCACCAACACCTTCTTCGCTGCTGTTCAGAGCACCTCTACAGGTTCTACCCGTACCGGTAACTCTACTTCAGCCTTGGACGCTACCGTTCAAACGACCGCAGCCGCCTTCCGCATTGTTGGTTTCGCCTCACCCGCTGGCGACGCTTACACTGACGTATTGGTGAAGTTCAACCCCGGTGCTCACAGCTACTTAAACGCTGTTGGTCTGTAAGGAGTAAATTAAAATGGCAATTTCACGCAGTCAACTACTGAAAGAGCTGCTCCCCGGCTTGAACGCATTGTTCGGCATGGAGTACGCAAAGTACGGCGAAGAGCACAAAGAGATTTACGAAACTGAATCTTCTGAGCGCTCATTTGAAGAAGAGACCAAGCTTTCTGGCTTCGGCTCTGCACCTGTCAAAGCTGAAGGCTCTGCCATCGCTTATGACAACGCGCAGGAAGCATGGTCTACTCGCTACAACCATGAAACCATCGCTCTGGGCTTCTCCATCACTGAAGAAGCTGTTGAAGACAACTTGTACGACAGCCTGTCTGCTCGTTACACCAAGTCTTTGGCACGCGCAATGGCTTACACCAAGCAAGTTAAAGCTGCTTCCGTCCTAAACAACGGTTTCAGTGGCAGCTATGCTGGTGGCGACGGTGTTGCTCTGTTTAGTACAGCGCACCCAACCGTTGGTGGTGGTACAAACTCCAACACTCCCGCTGTTCAAGTAGATTTGAACGAGACTTCTTTGGAAGCCGCCGTTATCCAAATCTCTGCTTGGACCGATGAGCGTGGCTTGTTGATCGCCGCTAAGCCCAAGAAATTGGTTATTCCTCCTGCATTGATGTTCGTTGCTGATCGTCTGTTAAAGACTGATGCGCGCGTCGGCACCGCCGATAACGATATCAACGCATTGAAGAATATGGGTTCAATTCCCGGTGGTGCCACCGTGAACCACTTCTTGACCGACACCAATGCTTGGTTCTTGACTACAGACGTTCCTAACGGTCTGAAGCACTTTGTCCGTACCCCAATGTCAACGTCTATGGACGGCGACTTTGATACTGGCAACGTTCGCTACAAGGCTCGTGAGCGTTACAGCTTCGGCTGGTCAGATCCCCTCGGTATGTGGGGTTCATCAGGTTCATAACCTGATAAAAATGGGAAAAGGGGCCTTGCGCCCCTTTTTCTTTTGATGTAATATGCGTTTAAACCGGGGTTATCCGGTGTATCTGACAGTCCCGGCTGACGACATGCAGACAGATACGCCTAACTTGCATGTAAGGAAATATCATGGCACAAACCACATTCTCCGGCCCAGTCGTATCTACAAACGGCTTTTCTGGCCCCTACGCTGATCTGACCATTTCTACTACCGCCGCATTACCCGCCGCTTCAGCAGCTAATGCAGGTCAGGTACGTTTAATTAGCGACAACGGCGCAGGTGACAACGAATATTGCTTGGTTATCAGCACTGGTTCCGCTTGGGTTACTGCTGTTGGCGCTGCTCTCAGTTAATTAGCTCACCTCGGTAACGGGGTTTAATTCATTTGTAAGGAGCTAATATGCAGACCGATATTCTTGCCAGTGCCCCACGGTCAACCGATGGGCAGATGCTGGATCAAAACGGCGGAACTATCGCCCGTGCGCGTGTGAAGGCTGTCTACATCGTCCCGGCAGCGGGCGCGGGTAGTGTCGTTCTACGCGATGGCGGCGTCTCCGGCACAGTCAAAGTCACATTGAATACTCTAGCTAGCGCCACGGCGTCAGACTATATTGAGTTCCCCGGTGAAGGCTTACTGTTCCAGACCAACGTATATGCTGATGTAACTACGGTTGCTTCGGTGATGATTTTCTACGGTTAAGGAGCGCTTTATGGGTAAGAAAAAATCTTCTGCCGATGACTATAGCGTTGAAAATTTTGTCAAATTTGCAAAAGACAACATCAAAGGCGGCGCAATGCGCGCTATGGATGACGCTAATGTAATTGCAGGAACTAAACGCGGCAAAATGGTCGAAGAGTCTTTGGACGAAAAGTACCCGTACCGCTCTAAAGGCTACAGCAAAGGTGGCGTAACTATGCGTGGCTACGGTAAAGCCCGTGCTGGAAATAAATGTAAGATTTATTAACATGGCTAAGTCAGCGGCATGGACGAGGAAAGAGGGCAAAGACCCCAAAGGCGGTTTAAACGCCAAAGGGCGAGCCTCTTACAACAAGGCGAACCCCGGGAAACCGGGCTTGAAGGCCCCCGCTCCAAACCCAAAGACAGAGAAAGACGCAGGACGGCGAAAGTCCTTCTGCGCCAGAATGTCTGGGATGAAGTCGAAGTTGACGAGCGCCAAGACAGCCAAAGACCCGAACAGTCGTATAAACAAGAGCCTTAGAGCGTGGAAGTGTTGAAATGGACTTAATGCTTTGGAACCTGATCCTGAGCGGTGTTATTGCACTGGTTGGGTGGGTGCTGCGTGAAAAAGCCGCTGAATTAGGACGTATTACGATCCTATTAAATCGTACACGCGAGGAAATCGCCAAAGAGTACGTGACTAAAGCAGATGTCCACCACGACATTAATCGCGTTATCGACCGGCTTGATCGACTAGATAACAAGATAGATGTATTTATTCGAGAGCAAAAAAGCTCTAATAGCTAAGGAACTACCATGAACCCCAACCAAATGCGTAAGAAAGCGGATGAAATTGAAGCCGCAGGTGGCCCTAATGCGACAGAGCGTGCCAACGCTCTTCGTGACCGTGCAAACGATATGGAAGAAGAAGGGTACCAAAAGAGCGGTGGCGGTTACGGTATGAAAAAAGGCGGCAAGGTACCCAAAGGCATGCATCGTATGCCCGA